TGCCCTTCAATCTAATTTACCACTTGAAAGAATACAATTAAATATACTTTATCAATATCGAGATGGAACAGAATATCAACTATACGTTAATCAAGGTCAAAACACAACTGTCAAGCTTCAGATGATCCGAAAATTTTAAAAAATTTAAAATATAAAAAGTTATAAATTAATTTTCTATTCTTAATTTATAATTATGAGTTCAAATCGTGAAGACGTTCAATTAGTTTTAGACAACAGATGTAATATTGCGAAAGCATCCCATGCTTTAGTAAGAGTATCAGGTAACAATATCAATTATTTTGAAACACCCGCAGATACTCCTGGTAATTATGATTCTATCATCACTTTTAATAGTATCATTACCCCTTCTCTTGCATCTACTCTTATTTCTCGTAATCCCCGTATTCGTTACACTGTAACAGTAACACTTGATGAAACTGCATCAGCTGTAATTTTCCCTGGTGCTTCTTATTATCCAGTATTTCCTGATGTTGTTGCTAATTCACAATATCAAGCTAACACGGTTCTTCGAGCTTTCCCTCTTCAATCTGTTTGTGGCACTCTCTCAACAACTATCAACGGAGCTACAACTACTATTAACTCCCGTATGCTTATTGATTTAGTACAACGTAAACTTGATAAAGGTTTTGTAATGAATCAAGCTTCTGAGTGCCCATCCCAACCTGATAATGTTGCTGGTCTTTGTGTAGACCAACCCGTTCTTACCGTAGGCACAACTGGTGCCGTTATCTCTAATGTTGCCGGTACAGTTGCTAGAACATATCAATCAAACTCTAATCAAGTACTTTCTAAATATGAAAACTCAAACGGTGCCAATCGCGCATCTTTCCGTCCTGTATCTATTTCTCCATCATATCAAGCAACCGAACCAGGTTTATCAAATGCTCGCGTTATTGTTTTTGAAGTTTCTGAACCGATTTTACAGTCACCATTCACCCAGCATGATTCTGAAGCATTCCTTTGCAACATTAACACTATGTCTATGATTTGGAATTTACAACAAAAGAATGATATGCTTGTATCTGCTCTTTCTGTTGACGGTGTAAGTGGTTTTGCTCCAGCTTGCCTTACTTCATTAAATCTTTCTGAAGCTCGTCTTGAATGGACTTATATCCAAGTTCCTCAAGATCTTGTTACAATTCCAGCAGTTGCATCATACCCATATGATAACCTTGTATATTTTAATAAAACTTATACAGGTGTTGCTGTCGGTAATAACATGTCTGGTATTCAAACTGATACAATTCGTTTTAACTGCCAACCCGATCTTATTATGATTGCTGCTCGTCTTCCTAGAGCTAATCGTGCCGCCGCAACTGCTGCCGACACCGCTAAAGCTGATATCTTTTTCGGCATGGGTCAATGGACTCAATCACCTGGTCTTGCTGGTATTAGCGTCAATTATGGTGTCAAGAACGGTCTCCTTTCTGGCTGTTCAAATAAAACTTTGTTTCGCATCTCAAAGCGTAACGGCTGGAAGGGTAGCTGGAACGACTGGGTTAATGGTCAAGCTGTTCTCTACCTTAACCCAGCACTCGATCTCGGAATCGATCTTAACGCCGGTGATGCCCTCCCCATGGAGAACGCTGCTAACCAAAACTTCCAAATTAATCTTACACTCAATGCTCAACCATTTAATTATGCAGGTGTAAATCTTGGTGCAAATACTGATTTAGAAGTCATTGTTGCACCAGTTTATAAAGGTATTGTCAACATTACACCTAATAATGCCCTCTTCAATCTTGGTGAACTTTCTCATGCTGAAGTTATGCAAGCTTTAGCTGTTCAACCTAAATCTGGTCAAATGATTACTGATGAACATGTAGCTCCATCTATCAAGGGTGCGGGTCTATTCTCATCTCTTAAATCAATTGTAGGAAAAACAGCAGACGCTCTTAAATCAGATGTAGGTCAAAAAGCTCTTTCTATGGGTCTTGACTATGCAAAAAATAAATTTCTTAAAAAATAAATAATTAAATAATTAAATATAATTAATTTTATTTTCTCAATTAATTATATAAAAAATGGTTTCAGCTTATCAACAATTTGTTAAAGATCACATTGGTGAATTTAAACATTTACCAGCAAAACAACGAATGAGTGCAGTAGCACAACTTTATAAAAAAGGTTCTCAAGCTCCAGCTCCAGCTAAAAAAGGAAGGGGTCGCCCTAAAAAAGGTGTAGATGAGAAAGGCGGTTCTATTTTTGGCGATTTAGTACCATTTGGAAATATGCTTGGTTTAGGTTTAGATGAAAAAGGTGGAAGTATGAAGAGAGGTAAAGGTAGATATAGTAAAGTAAGGGCAGATGGTGACACAACTGGGGGTTCAATTTTCGGTGATATTGTACCATTTGGGCATATGCTTGGTTTGGGTTTAGATGAAAAAGGTGGAGCAATAACAGGAGCAGGTATGAAGAAAGGTAAAGGACGCCCTAAAAAAGAAAAAGGTGGTTCTATTTTTGGCGATATTGTACCATTTGGGCATATGCTTGGTTTAGGTTTAGAAGGTAAAGGGATGCCAATAACAGGAGCAGGTATGAAGAAAAGTAAAGGACGCCCTAAAAAAGGCGGGAATTTGCTTGAGGATATTGGTGATATGATGGGCCTCGGTTTGGATGGTGGAGCCATGACAGGTGCTGGAATGAAGAAAGGTCGTGGGCGTCCATCTAAGAAAGGCGGTTCTATGGTTGAATCTCCATTAATGAGTGGAGATACTGGGGCCGGATTTGGTGACTGGTTCTTTAAAGGTCTTACAGCACCTTTTGCATTAGCATCTAAAATCCCCCTTCCTGGACTTCAACAAATAGGTCAAGCAGGTACAAAAGCATTTAATGCTATTGGTGCACCAACTTTATTTTAATTTATAATATTATCTATATTTATATTATAAATGAGTGGAATTGAAAGATTAGTTGAATATTTCAGAAAGCAAGATTTGACAGGTGATGATATTTATAAAATGATAAATAAAGCTCCTGTTCCTTATTCTCAATTAGGTAAATATAAATCATTAAAAGAATTATTAGGAAAAGAAGGTTATGTAGTAATATTATATGAAGTATCACAAAATTCTGGCCATTGGGTTTGTATGGTTGACCAGGGTGATACAATTTATTTTCAAGATTCTTATGGTTATCCCCCTGATGCCCCTATTACTCGGGGCTTAGTTCCTTATGATCAAAAAAATTATCCATTATTTTTAACAAAATTAATTCAAACAAATACAAAAAAATTTGATTATAATAAAATAGACTATCAATCTAAGAACCCAAACACTGGTGACTGTGGTCGTTGGTCTTGTGTTAAATGTTTATTGAAAGATGTACCAAATGATAAATTTAGACAAATGTTTTTTAATAATCAAAATCCTTATTTAACATCTGATAATCTAGTCGTCTTATTAACTTTATTAGGATTGAATAATATAAATCAATTCTATGAAGATCCAAAAAACAATTTAAGATAAAATAAAAAACAATTTAAGATAAAATAAAAAAAAATAATTATTTACCAACTTCTAAATTAGGGTCTAATCGTTCTAATGTTTCGATTGAATGTTCTTTTAATGGATTTTTACTTTCTGAAGGAATAACTAAATCATTTGTTGAATATCCCTGAAGAGGATTTAATGATGATACAATATCTTTTTGTGTTTTAATATCATATTGATTTAAATGTTTTATATTTGAAAAAGGTCGAGTAGCTTTATTTAATGTAATAATTTCATGAGTAGGAGATCCTAGTAATTCAGCTTGTAGACCTCCTTGTGAATGTCCTATAGTTGATATATTATCATTTCCATATTTCTTTGTAGCTTCTTCTTGAACTTTCTTAGCTTGTTTATATCTACTTGTAAATTTATATAATTTTTTTCCACCTAAACCATAAATAAAATTATTAAACCAATCAGTTAATCCACTTGTTCCCATATGAGCAACTACTGCTTTATTAGTTGAAGGGTCATAATATACTTTTGAAGTTTTAGAAGATAAATTTTTATCTAAAACATAATTATTAACTTTATCTTTAGGTTCGTAAGATGCATTGAGTAAATTTTTTAATGTAGAGACTTTTAACTTTCCACCTTGTAGGTTATGATGTATAATTGTATACGTTAACATTTATATATAATAAAAAGAAAATAAAATGGACAGTAGGACTTAATGACGCCTTTGTTGGGCCTTGTCTTTTATATGTTACACCCAAAATATATTTATATTAATTTTATTCAATTATAACGAAATCATTTTTAAACCCTTTTTCATCTCGTAAATACTTTTTTTTTACTTTTAAACAATCATCACCATAATAACGAAACAAATAACAATATGGATTATTAGCCCCTTTTACTTCTATGTCATTAATATAATAATTATTACGCGGATACATTTCTTCATATTTATAATAACAATTTGGAAACTGGTCTCTAAACTCTTTTGGCAATAATTGAAATTTACCATCTTCTTTAATCCATCTAAATATATCAATACATGGAATACCTAAATCAGATTTACAAGATAAATATAATTTTAGAATACCGGTAATAAATTGTATATGAATATTATAAATTTTATCTTCAACTAAAATCTCTTCACCATCTAAAGCATCTAGTATAGGTTCTAGTTTATCAAAGTCTTCATCTAATATACCTAAATCAATATCATCATCATGATCTATAATATTACCTTCTCTAATAGCTCCTAATAAAGTACCACCATCAATGAAATAAAAAATTTGATATTGGTTAAGATAATCTAAAAGAATATCTAATAAAGCATATAAACATTTTTTATGAAATTTATTTGTTTCCATTATATATTAATCATTAGATAAATATTTTTCTAAATCTACAATCTCAATATTAATTTCTTTGTTTCTATCTCTTAATGAATCTATCGTTTCAAAACAATCAATAATTTTATCTTTGTTTATATATAATTCTTTTTTTAAATTTTCTAAATATTTTTTATAATCTAATTTAATAGGTTTAGTTACTTTTTTACTTTCAACAACATTAAAAGCATTAGAATCATAAAAACAATTTTTTAATACAACAATACAATTATCATTACCATTAGGTAAAATGTGTAAGAAATAAAGAATATGTTTAAAGTTTAAATCTATTGTGATATCTCTCATATCGTCAGATGTGATAATATTACTTTCAGGAGTATATTTATAACAAGTATCGATATCAATGAAATCATTAAATAACATATTCAAAAGGTCATGTTGCGACATAGAAAGTT